TCTTCTACTGCTGCTGAAGTTCCCAATCATTATATGGGTATGCATCCTGATCTTGTATACGGCGGATCAATGCCAACATCCAGATAAAAAAATCCCCGGTGGGAACTTCTTAAAACACCGGGGATTTTCTCTAACTATCAGTCTTCATTTGCAAGACGTGAGAAATATGACATAGTGTCATCATCTCCATCTGCGTCTGCAATACTTGGTGCAGATACTGGTTCCACAGATTTCATAGGAGCAGTATCAGCAGTGATTGATAAATCTTCTTCCTGCTGTGGAGTAAATGTTCCACTAACACCGAGAACAGCATCCAGACGTGCTTTCAGCTCTTCGTAAGACTTGTAGTTAGTAGGGTCTGTAAACTCGCTGAGTGGATAGACCTGACCATAAATCGTATCCAGTTTATCATCATCTGCCAGTACAGCAGTAGAAGAAAACTCAGAACGATCATAGTTGCGGTAACCATCTACTTGACGAATCTTCAGTTTAAAGTCAGCCCCTTCCCAGAAATCAAATGGATTTACCGGAGCATCATCAGGAAACTCAGGTTGCATAGATTCCATCAACTTGTCGTGAATCTTTTTACCATACTGGTAAAGGAACACCTTGCCTTCATTCTCTGGATTGCCAGAGTCAGATACAACATAGATGTTAGAAACATACTTCAGGCGACGTTTCTGGTCCCGTGCAGTCTGTTTATCTTCATCACGACCAGTATTCCACAGTTGAGAGTTTAACTCCCCTACAGGGTCTTTCTGACCAAGGGAGGTAAGTGATTTTTCAATATACCACATACCTGTAGTCTTGCCTTTAAAGCCATGGTCCCAATAACGGACCCAAGGAAGTTCTTCACCTTCTGGTGCAGGAAGGAAACGGATAACAGCATAACCATTACCTGCCTTATCTACAGTAGGTTTCCAGACACGTTCATCTGGACCATTACGAACATCAGCTGAGGATTCATTCAACTTTGCTGCTGCATTAACGAGTTTGTCAATGGAAGAACCACGGGACTTTTTAAGATTTGCAAGTGACATATATTTGTATTCCTTTGTATATTTGTATTCAGTTATATTAAGAAGTGTATCATACTATAAAATTCACGGGTTGTCAATCATTATTTTCAAAGGTGATTGAACCTTTATTTACTTCCATCGGTTTTAGGGCATACGCATTCCCCGATTGCTGGAAGATTCTCGAAACTGGACTCTTCATTGTTACTGTTGTCCGTTGGGTCTGTGGATTCTCCAACTGATCCAACATCGGTTGTAAGTTGTTCAACATTTCCTTCATCATTAGATAATTCTGGTTCATCTGTCACTGTTTCCTCTTCTAATTTATCCCAGCTTGCGCCGACCTTGGCACTACCAAGAAGTTCATCTTTGTAAATGTACGAACATGCACCGATACCAAGAATGACAACTACAAACGGAATATACATTCCTACTAGTCTTAACATAAATTTCCCCAATCTATTCATTTGTTCCTCACAATGGTAGAGTATTAATTCTCTCAAGGTAATTTAAGTTGCGAGCTTCTGCTTCTAGTTTATCCTTGATTGAGGTATTTATCAGGTTTGATATTCGATCTGGTTCAACATCTAGTTTTCCCATTAGATGTGTTAGAGCATCCATGTAAGACTCTCTTTTAGAGAATACATGATCCTCTACCAGCTCACAAAACTTTTTCTTTGTTAATATCTTATTTGCAAGCATTATACATGTCCATCATATCTTTATAATTTGAATTATCAATAGGACATAACTTATCACAGTTTCTACATACTGTCAAGTCTTTTCTATTGCCTTCTACTAACTTAGTTCTATATGACATTAATGTTAGGTTCTCTTCTACATATTCCAATATTGATTCTGTTTTAATATTACCCAAGACTATTCTGTCAAACCAATCATGGCAACATAAGTTGTAGTCACCATTCCAATCAATCATTAATCTTTCAAAGATAATGCTACATGTTGTATCATCTAGTTCTTTGGTAACGTGGTCTTCATAACCTCGACTAGATAAGTTCGATCCCCACTTAGTTTGTGTCTTTGTCTCTAATTCTCCATAATCAGGTTTAATCCTTAATTCTATGTAAGGACTCTTTCGGTTTTTATTTTTATTGTCAATAGATTTTTTTAGTTTAGCTGCTTTAACTTTTTGTTTACTAGTTCCATTTGGATCATAGGCAGTATCGTAAACATCATAAACTATAACATCTGCTTTGTTTACAGAATCTTCATACTTACTAAAGTTTTTGCCATTACTAATCAACCTGATAGAGTATTTTCTGTTAGGATCAGCAAATATATTCATTAACTCTTCAAAGTAAATGTTTAGAGTCGGTTCTCCTTTACCTGATATTACAATGTCGCCAGAAAAATTAATCTCATCTAATTGTTCCTTAACGATCCTTGCAGTATCCGGTGTCATATGAACATTGTTATTTTTCCCTTTAAACCCAAAAGAGTGGGGACAAAATGAACACTGTAGGTTACAAAGGTCAGTAAAGTTAAGCTCTACTGATTTTAGTACATTAGTAAACATCACTATTTTTATTGCTCACAAATTCTTGATATGCTTCATTACCAGACAGGATTTCATTAATGTCATAGGATTGAGCATACTCCAAGTCATAAGCAGCAATCTTTTCCATACGTTTCTTCATACGGAATTGAGTGTCAAAGTGCTTCTTACGGAGTTTGGTTTTCAAAGTTGCCATGCGATATATCCTTTCTCATTATTGCACTTTATTAATATACACAGATAGTCTGTCACTGTCAAGCTCTTTTTAAGGTGACCCATCACGATTTTTATATCTTTCTTCAAGAACTACTAAAACTTTTTTTAGTTCAGTAATCCCCCAAACATCCATATCTTGATGGTCCCAAGGATACTTTACCATGAATAGACTATCTTCATTTAAACTTGGGTCACCTAGTCCATTGAATGAAACACCAATTCTCACTGGCATTATGTCAAAAGAGTTATGCTTTCTCTGTGGAATAAACTTGAACTGTCTGACTTCAAATATTTTGATGGGGTCATGTGTCTTTTGTTCCATAATAAGTTCCAGTTCCAGTTGTATATGTTATGGATGTAACAGTGCCAGTTCTTTGTAATGCCTTTCCACCATTACTACCAGAACCTCCACCCGCAGCACCCCATCCACCACCGCCACCAGCAGCAGAACCAGAAGAACCAGAGTTAGTATTAGTTCCCCCACCACCTCCGGGTCCACCAGCATGCAACGGAGCGAAAGCTGGTGAATATACTCCCCCAGAGCCACCACTGGCATTTGCGATAATTTTATTTCCCCCGCCGCCACCACTTCCGGCAGAAGCATCATTGGCGGTCTGTTCATTATTGGATCCAACATGATTACCACCACCACCACCACCACCAAGCCCACCAACGCCCGATCCAGCAAAACCTCCATTTAACCCATTGTCATTTCTTGCTCTATTTGCGCCGTCTCCGCCAGCATTTGCATCTGATTTTGATTTTACCAGATTTCCATTTCCCCCTGAAGAAGTATCACTTCCAGAAAGTCCACTAACATTAGAGTTACCACCATCCCCACCATTCCATCCACCGCCACCGCCAGCTCTTGCAGATGATCCATATGAACTAACAGTGTCCCCTCGCCCACCACCGCCGCCACCAGCAATGATACCACCACCCAGATTATCAATAGTGATTTTATCTGCATTGTGTGTAATTCTTATTGCAGCAGTTCCAGAATTGCCATTACCACCATTACTACCACCATTCCCACCTCTTCCTGCAATAATACCTTTATTGGTAATTGATAGATCACCAAAGTATCCACCACTCTGCATACTACTATTAAAGCAAGCGTCACTGTCAATAATAAATTCAAACGGAACATTTTGCTCATTACTAACATTTGGCACAAAAGTATCAGCAATGTTATAAAGATTAACTTGTGAACTTTTAGATATAGTTACAGAGACTCCATCTTTATCAAGATAGTAGTTATTGTTTGTGTCCAGTTCAAAAAACTCTACTTTAATAACATTAACTGCACCATAGAAATCGGAAAACTGAATTGTTCCTGTAGTTGGAACATTATCATTCTGTGGTGTAGCGGCAGGAACTAATCCACCGTTAACATAATACTCACTTAGGGAGTGTGGTCTTAAAGATGCAGGAGTAGCATTGTCAGTAATAAATTCTGGTACAATATGACTTTCAAATGAAAGTGTAGTTAACCCACCAGCAGAGTCACTTTTGATTGCCATTATTAATTATCCAATCTAGACTCTAAATCTTCTACCTTGCTAGAAAGTTCTTTGACTGCTTCAATTAGAACAGCAACTAGGTTAGGGTATGACATGGTGTAATAATCATTTTGGATGCTGACTACTTCTGGAATAATCTTTTCTACATCCTGTGCAATAAGACCTATTTGCTTTTTACCAGAAGGATCAAAGGTATATCTAACACCTTGCATCTGATTGATCTTTGCTAGACTATCCTTGAGTGGAGTAACATCGCTCTTCAGTCTAGAGTCAGATGGGACAAGGTTCTGGAATGCAATAAGGTCACCACCAGCCTGAATAAGACCAGTAACTGTCAAGTTACCATTAATCTCAGTGTTACCATCAATATCAGTGTTCGTTAAAATCTCATAGGTGCTACCGTTTAGCTGTGCACCGTTAGTGAAACTACGACCATTTACATCAGTTCTATTTTCAACTGCCATGCCACAACCTTAAATGTTAGAATATACTATATTTATAAGGTATCTAAAGGTTGGTAGTAGTCGTAAATACTTTCAGCATAACGCATACGATCATCATAGATGTGAATAATCTTATTGATACCATCGCATCCTTGAACTGGATGAGCAGACAGCATATTAGTATATTGCTGCATTAGTAGATTTAACTTAAATGCTTCTACATCACCCTGTGTAAGTTCTACACCCTCTTGCTGTGCTGTGTAAAGCATAAACGAGTCAAACATTGCATTAAATCTCAAGACTCGTTCTTTATTCGTTTCACCACAATTCAAGACTTCTGCTGCAACTAATGTAGCAATGTCTGTAAACTCTGTGATCATATCTGCTTTGTTCATCTC